GACCTTGCCCCAAAATGTAACGTTATTGTCCTTCAGAAGCTTCGCGGTCTCATCGTTGTCAGCTTTCAGCGATTTGTAAAGCCCGTCCGCGGCCTTCGCCGCTTCATCGAGTTGAGTTCTGAGCATATTCGGCCGCTGGCCTGTGAGCTTTGCGATCTGCTCTTCTAGCCTGTCATTGGTAACCTTCAGATCATCCGCGGCCGTTTCCGCCGAGAGATGCATCTTGTTGAAGCCATCACCGATCGCACCCGCGACTCCGCGAGCCTTCTCCGTCATCTCCGCGATCTTCTTCCCCGCCTCATAAAACGCCACGCCGATACCGATGACGGCAGCTGCAGGAAAAGCAGCAGCCATCAAGGGCGCGACACCGGGGAGCTTGGCAAGAAAACTCACTAGGTGCCGATTCAGGTTGATGCCGATCTCTTCGCCAACCTGCTTGATGCCGGCGCGAGCCTCCATCATGTCCGTCTTCATTTGCTGGCTTGCGGCACGGGTCGAGGCCTTCGCCTTATCCATCTCCGTGCGCAGCCTGACGGTGTTCGCGTCAATGCTTATCAGCAGACCGGCTACGACTTCATTCGGCATTCAGAATCTCCGGATTAACAAGTGGGAGCGGCGCAACGCCGCCAATGGTGCGCCAGGCGTTGCACGCTTGGAATGCTTCACCTGGCGTTGGGCCAGAGGGCGAAGAGATAGAACGAGCGATGTGTTTAGGCCCAAGCCCAAAATCTCTGGGTGTGATTGCTCTCTTCGGCGGAGGCGTACTCCAGTTTGCGATCGCCGATGCAACAATTCCGAAAAGCGTTTCTTCTCGCTCCCGCGCCTGCTTAGCCCGAACATCTACGGCGTGGAGTTGCCTCGGGCTCATCTGCCAGAATTCCGACCTCTCTATCCGTAGGTCGAAGACGGCGATCGCCACGCGGCGCTGCCACCACGCTTCCGGGGTCAGGCTTTCGTAGGGTCCGAGTCATTTTTCGCCTCGCCGTTTGGCTCAGGAAGAGCGATGTTTAGCGCCTTCAAAACAGCAGGAAGAAGCTCGCGGCCAGTCTGAAGCGTAAGCCAACCCTGAACTTCTTCGAGGGTCGTATCGGGCTGATGCCTCAAAAGTCCGGAGACTAGAACCGCAGCAAAGTTAAGCGGCGAGACGTCAAATCCATCGATGAGGGGATTAACGTCTGTGAGCTGGTGATAAACAGCCAATGCCTGAAAATCATAGCAAAGCCTGAAAGCATGCCCTCTTAGTTCGAAGGTAACGTCCGGAAGAGTCGGATCCTGAATCTGAATCACGCCAAGCTTCTTCACTGCGGTATTGCGTCGCGCCATGTCTCTTTTCTCCAATAGAAAAGCCGCCCGGAGGCGGCTTATGAATACGAAATCAGCTACGCTCTCAGAAATCAACCTGAAGCTTATGGTCTTTCTTCGGCGCAAGGGAGGAATCCAAAAACATTATCATGGAAGGATTATATGGATCCGAGCGATCTTGAGCCGGCCCATCACCACTTCCCTCCGATGCCAAGATGCGCCCACTGCCCCTGCTCCACGTAAGCTCTTTTCCTGTCCAGCTGGCTCCATAACCGTTCTGATAACCAGCGGGAACCCCCTCCACCGGTTCGCCATATTTCTGCTTCAGAGCCATTGTCACCAAGTTGAAGTTGCGTGGCAAAATCGAAACTTGGATCATATAAAGCTTGCCGGAGTTAAATAGATACAGTACCTGGGCGGCCTGCTGCCCCAGGAGTATCTTTCCTTCTGCGTTAGTGCCCGCGGGAGACGCATTGCAGAGCACTTCAGCTCCCGACAACGGAAGATTATCGCCCTCAAATCCGCGGACGTGGTCCGTACATAGCGGCGTGTCTACGAGCTGCGTCAACTTCTTGTTCATCCGCCGATTCGGGTCGCCGGTATTAACCCAGGTCTTTCCTGGATTCTTCGCCTTGAAATCCTCAAGGGCCATCCCAAGCGGGTTTCCCTTAAACGAAAAAGCCTCGTTAGGGGATTGTGCGGCCCCCTTAAAACTAGCCAAAGACACCAGAGCGAAAGCAAACAATGTTCGAACCATGCCCCCTCCCAAGGCCGCCAGTATACATCGAACCGACGGCCCTGCGACGGGAATCTAGCTACCCAAAGTAACAGTGACGGGACCCGAAATGGTCAGAGAAGCCGTAAACGGGATCTCCTTGCCGGGCTCCGACTCGCCGATCTCCCACTCGGTAACGATGGCATTGAAAACAACCACGTCACCCTCCACGGTCTGCCCGCCGGCCGCGTTGAGCGGCTCTTCAATCAAAAAGCCGAAAGCATCGCCATTGGCCGTGTTGGGCTGAGCAAGGAAAGCCGCCGCGAGCGCCGCCTGCCCCGGATCGGCGGAAGCATAGAAGCCCTCGATCTTGACCTCGCCGTTGTCGATCAGCGTCTTGCCTTTGAGGCGGCCGGTGTTCGGGGTCGAAAGGACGGTCTTATCCCACGTGCCCCACTTCGGCTTGGGCGGCGTGATTTTGTTGACGAAGTTGATGATGGTACCACCAGACACAGTGCCCGCGGCGATGCTGACCGGCGTTCCCTGTGCAGTGGCGACGTAGATCTTGCTTGATAGGCCAATCAACGGAGTGGCGGTCTGTGTCATCTAAGTGCTCCTTGTTGGTTAGGTTGCGGGGTAGTAGTGCACCAGGTAATCGGTCGTGGTGCGGTAGGCTCGAGCATCCTGCTCGAAGAGATCTGCTGAATTCGCAACGAAGATGCCGGCGACGATCGTTCCGTCGGGAAGCTCCCCGCGGAATAACTCAAGCACGGCGCGGATCGCGGCCTGGATGTTCTTCACGGCCAGATAGCTTGCATTGTCCGGGCCGCCCGACCAGGTGTCGACCTGGACGCGCTTGACCTCGAGGTTGTTTCCGGGAGTGAGCGTGTAATCCGGCACATCGCTGATGACCTGATAGGTCGCGCAGGGCCACGCCGGATTCTCGGGCAGCTCGACCGGGTAGAGCCGCGCCGGATTGCCGATGAGCGCCTGCACGGCCGAGTTTGCTGCGATCAGGTTCTGGATCCCCACTTCGAGCATCAGGCGGCCCTCTTTAGCTTCCCGGTCGTTTCGCGCCAGTACTTGCCGATCCGCGTCTCGAGCTCGGCGGCGGTTGCGTGAAGAGCCATCTTCCAGTACTCGTCGAACGCAGGCCGCAGGACCGGATGCGCCGCGACGTGGCCAATGACCTTCCTGGCGTTCTTCGTTCCCCTGACGAGCTGATGCCCGCGCTCAAGCCAGCGCATCACATAAGCCGTCTTCGGCCCGGCGCCGATAAACCAGATGCGGCCAGTTTTACCGGCCACCGCATGAATATCCGCCTTCAGCATGCCGGGGGCAAGCGCATTACTCTTACCGCCCGCGTCTTCAGTTCTCACAGGCGCCTTCTCCATCACGCCCAGCATGAAGACCGCGGCGCCGGCGCCGACCGCCTGGCGGACCATCTTGTCCTGGACCTCGATCGGAAAACGGTCAAGCAGCTCGGCCAGGCCATCGAGTTCATGCGTGTCGATCGTGATCTCGTCGTCGGCCATCTAGTTCGTCCCGTCAATTTCGAGGCAGGTGAGCTCGATCTGAATATTGCGCATTTCAACGTTGTCGACGATCTCAATCACGTAAACGTGCGTCCCGAAAAATACCCGGTCGCCGGGGTTGATGGTTATGCCGGGCCCGGGCCAGCGCATGACGATCTTCACTTGCTTCGCAGACGTGAACTCGTCGGCCTGGTAAAGCTCCTGGCCGCTGAGCTGGCGAATCGAGGCATAACACGTCAGATAGACCGGCCACGTCGAGAGGGGCTGCCCCGACGCGTCCTGCGACGTGCTGAGCGTGCCCAGCGTCACCTGATTGCGGAGCTGCCCTGGATCGAGCGGCTGCCAGGTGAAGCGTTTCGTGGTCGGCTTCAGCATTAGAGCCTCAGGTCGCGGTACGGGTAAAGCAGCGCCTTGACCCCCAGCGGAATATCGTTCGTGTCGGGAATGCGGTTCTCGTACCACTGAAGCGCGAGAAGCATGATGGCGAGCTGCACCGACATAGGCATCACGCCAAAGCTTGTCGTCTGTGCGCCGGTGCTGGCGGTCGCTGCGACTGCGAGAGTAGCCACCCCATTCACATCGACCGAGGCGATGGTTGTCGCAAGCGCGGTCGCAGGACTGCCGGCGACCGCGGCAGGGATAGAAATCGCCGCACCGACATCACGCGGAAGAAAGATGAAGGTCGACGTCAAGACAGCCGAGCCATTCGTCATCGAGACCGGTATGCTGCCCCAGTAGCCTGTCAGATAGTCAACCGTGACGGCGTTCGGCTGGACGCGCGCCACGGGCCACATTTGCCCCGTGGTTACGTTCGGCGTGATACGGGCCGGCTGCGAATCGAGGTCGGCGAGATAGCTCTCGCCAAGCTCCATGGTCTGCAGGTTCCCGTTCGGATCGATGTACGTGAAATTCACGACCTGGCGCGCCTGCGGCCAGGGCAGCGCAATCGCATAGCGAATGCCAACGAGCACCGCATTTGCGCCAGAAACAAACGGCGAGCTTACCCGCTGCCCGGCTAGCTTGAAATCGACGTAGCCCGGGAAAAAATCCATCTCCAGACGCTTGGTCTGGAAAACAAACGCGCGCTCACAATAGCTTTCGCACCACTCGCGCGCCGCGGTGATCAGCGATGCGATCAGCGCAGCATCCGCCGTCGCAAGATTGGAGCTGAGACGCCCGAAATTGACCAGCTGCGCGGCTGTCACCGGCTCCTGAGCTGGCTGTACGAGTGTAAGAAACGCCATCTTAGGCCTCGGGCACCAGGTTCGGTTGGAGCTGCTGCGCGTCGGCCGTCACGACATCCGATTTCTTCGCCTTGGCGGCGATAGCGCCGGCGAT